TGGCGTCGGCGCGCGTCGTGTACTTGATGCGATCGATGACGAGCGGATGCTTGCGCAGGCCCTGATAGACCGGATAGCTGTACAGCAGCGTGTTCGCCTCGAAACCCGTGTTCTGCAGGATCGTCGTCTGCCCGTTCGCGATGTCGGTGAACGGATCGCCGTTGGCGTCATCGTTCCAGAAGGGCGGCGTCGCCGAGCCCGGCGTCCCGCCGGCGGTACCGACAACATCGGTCGCCCACACGCCGTTGACCAGGTACTTCGAAACGAAGAACCGGTCGCGCCGGATCAGGAGCTTCTGCATGCAGAACTTGGTGCAGGCGATGTCCATGTTGACGGCAGGATCGGCATTGCGCCGGGTCTGACCACCGAGATCCTTGTGGTAGGCCCACACGTCAGCGGAATAGCTGTTGTTGGAGTTCAGGTTGAAGCCGCCGCCAGCGGACTCCGTCGCATCCGCGCGCTGCTGTGCTTCGTCACGATAGAAATCGTCCTTGGAGAAGGCGAAATACTTGTCGCTCTGGAACTCGACCGGTACGTTTGGAAAAACCCGGTCGGCGACGTAGTTGCGTTCCGACTGGATGTAGGCGGTCGCGATCTGCGTCAGCGCCGCCTGGACGTGCACTTGCTGCACAGTAGGCTGTGGCATTCTCTGCTCCTGAAGTGGTGAGGCGGCGCCTTGCCGAAGGGCGTGACGGCGAGACTGCGCCTTAAGTCAGCGCCTTGACGTTCGGGACGTAGATCAGGCCGGTAATGACGGCGTTGGCGCCGGCCGCGGCTTCGAGCGCCAGGCCAACCTTGGCATTGCCGGCGCCCGCGACCCAGGTGATGAAACGGCCGTTGGCGTCGACCATGAGCTCGGCACCGGCCGCAACGGCCGCGCCTGCGACCATCTTGGAGATGCCTCCGATGCCGACGTCCGCTGCGATACCGGCCGGCGGCGTGTTCTGCAGCACGCCGTACATCGCGCCGCCCTGAGCGGTCTGGACGGCAACGGTTCGCGCGGCCGAAATCGCGACCGCGAGGAACTGCCCGGAGCCAAATGGCCCGTTCAGCGGCACGGCGGGATTGAAATAGTTGGCGGCGGCCACGCATTGGCTGCCATCGTGGATCAGTGGGGTCTCGGCTGCCATGCTGGCCTCCATTTAAGGTTGGTTGCGCGAATGCTGGAATTGATCTGCCCGGCCTGCAGGTGCCGGAAAACCCACCGGGCAGTACTATCCGGCTTCCTCGTCAGGCCGCCTGGGGCCTGTTCTCGGCACGCTCGCGTTTGGCGAGGTCGGCGTTCGCCGGATCGGCATAGACCTTGGCGAAGGCCTGCTCCCGGGTCAGCGAGGCGTCGCGCTTCTGCAACTCTTCGGCTTTTGCCATCAGCTGGCTGTAGGCATCATTGCCGGCGCCGCCACCATCGCGGCCGTCGCCGAGTTCCTTGAACAGGCCGGCCGCCTTGACCTGCGCCGTGAGCGCCTTGACGACGTCGAGCAGCTTGTCGACGGCGCCGCGGTCACCCCCATAGGCTTTTTGGACCGTCTCGACGTGGTCGCTACCCAAACCGACATCGGCGACGCGCTTGGAGATCGTCTCGCGCTCGTCTTTCTGCTCGAGCGCGGCCAGGCGCTTGGCCATCCGGTCGTTGTCCTCGAGGACCTTGCGGATATGCGCCGGCAGCTCGTCGCGCTTCGACATCTTGGCCTTGCGTTCCTCGCGGGACATGCCGCGGAATTTTTCTTTCTCGCCATCGCCGTCGAGGCCGTCGTGATAGGCCTTCTCTTCCTCGTTCATGCCGGCCTTGGCGATCGCGAGCTCGCCGGTCGTGCTCTTCAGCGCGGTCACCATCTTCGCAATGGCGCCGATGACATCAGTGGGTTTGGCGTTGGCGTCGAGCCCCAGCGCCTTGGCAATCTCCGGGTCCATATCCTGGTCTCCGTTGGAGGCGACCGCATCGCCCGCGGCCAGGGCTTTCTGAACCTCGTTGCCGAGGTGATCCGAGAATTGATCGAAGGTCTTCTCCAACAGCGCGCCCTTGTCGGCGGTCTTGCTGGTCAGGATCGAGGCGACGCTCTCGGCGAGAAACGACGTCGCGCGCTTGATCGTGTCGACGACGCCGTCGGCGCGCCTGAAGGCATCGGATAGCTCGCTTTCGAGCCCGAGCGCCTTCGCGCGTGCGCGAATGTGCGCCTTGGTCTTGGCCTTGTTCTTGGAGCGGCCATAGGCCTGCATCGCGTTATGCAGGTCCTCGGCATCGCGGATCGGATAGCTGCCGTCACTTTCGGCGACGCCTGTCTTCGCGTCTTCCTTGCGCTCGGCCTCGGAAAACTTCCGCTTCCAATACGGCTCTTCTTCCTGTTCGCGCTTGTTGATGCAGGCGAGCATCTCATTGATCTCTTCCGCAGCCATCGACTGGAAGATTTCCGCGCCGCTCTTGAGCCAACGCTGCAGCTGCTGAGGCACCAATGAGCCATCGCCCTCGCGCTGGGCCTCATAGTCCGATGACTGCATCAAGCTGCCGATTGAACAGAGCAAGCTCGCAAAGTTCGAGACGTGGTACATGTCCTTGCGGACATCAGCGCGCTTCATGATCACGGCCTTCGCGTGCGCCTGCGCTGGGCGGTCGACCGCGCTGATTTCGGAAATCTTCAGCGCATGCATGATGGTCTTGCTCATGCGATCTCCTCATCCTTGACGCGAGAGCCGCCGATCGAAAAGCCGGTATAGGTGCCGTCCTTGAACTTGGCGAAGACATCGGCCGACGGCTTCATCGCAATCAGGAGGCCGGTCTGCTTGGTCGTGATGTCCAAGGCCTTCGCGATGTCCGATGTGAGCGGGAAGGCAAACACCACCGTGCCGTCGGCATCGCCGGCATGCATGTCCTTCGACATGCGCGAATGCAGCATGAACTCCGTCGCGGCCTTGAGCATCGCTGGCTCGGTGATGTGATCCTTCTGCAGATCGAAATAGGACTCACCATCGCGCTTGCAGACGATCGCAAAGCCGAACACGAGACCAAGATCGGCATCGACCTTGACCACCTGGCACTTGTCGAACTGTCCGTTCACGATGCCATCATCCTCGATTGCGATACCGCCCTGCTCGTCGTCGCCGTCGCGCCGCCGAGACTCCATCGCCGTAACCGCATCGAACTTCCGACGCTTGCGATCACGCTCATTGCCGAGCGCCGTCCGCGCATGCACCGTTTGAGCGGTGGCATCCTTGAACAGGCCGGCAAATGGGTTCACTTCACGACCTTGCCGTTGATCGTGAACGCCTCATCGCCGCGCGGCCCGAAGATCGGGCCAAGGAACTCGCGGCCGGCGGCGACGAACTCCTTGTTCGTCGGATCGAACGGCGTGGGCGCCGGCGCGCGTGGCGCGACGTAGAGGTCGATCTTCGGCGGCGGGAGCGTCGGAAGCCCGCGCGCCTGGCGCAAGCGGTTGTAGGCATCCCGCCGCAGCGGAGAGAGCTTCGCCCAATTCGCCTCTTCGTATGTCTTTCCGTCGCTCATGATTTTGCTCCTTCAGCGCGCCGCTTCTTGATCTCGCGCGCCATCGCGGCGAGCAGCATCTTCTTGACCGCGTCAGGATTGCCGCGCGCAAGCGTTGCGGCCTCAGGCGAGGTGATCTCGGGCAAGCCCGCCGCATCGCGCAAGAACGTCTGCAACTCCTCGTCGGGGAACAGCGGCATGCCGGCGGCTGCGAGGGTGCCGATGAACGTGCCGAGCCCATCGAGGTCGATCCGCTGCGCAAGGTCCGGCACGATACGCGGCATCAGGTCCGGATTCAGCGCGTTCAATTCCCAAACGCGCGGCAGCGCATAGCGGTTCAGCACGCCTGCAATCGAATTGAGCCAACCCTCGATCGCGCCGTAGAACATGTCGACGCGGGTGACAGCGAGGTTGTTCGTGCCGCGGACCTCATGACCCATCATCACGAAGTCGCACAGGACCGTCATCAGAATGTCGACCTTGTGCCGCCCGATCGTCTTGTCAGGATCGACGCTGCCGCGCCCCTGCGTCGGCGTCATCAGCTCAAACGAGTACATCTTGACGCTGGTCGGCGAGCCCTGCGCGTCGCGATAGGTGTCGGACGGCAGGATGGCGCCCATCTGTTCGTCGATCCGGACATTGGTGACGAGCCGCTTGTAGGCTGCGAGCGCCTGCACAGCGGCAGGGTCTGGGTTCTGCGCGAGCGCTTTTTCGAGCAGCGAGTTTGGTACGTACACGACCGGAAAGCCCGACATCCGCTCGAACAGGATCGCCTCGAGTTCCTCGAGCCGCTTGACGAAGTAGTACGACCGGTACGCGTTGCGGAGGACCGAGCGGCCTTCCGGATTGTTCTTGTGCTGCGTCGGACGAAACAGCAGCATCTTCTCGATCGGGATGTCGATCAGCGAGCCGATCCAGGGCTGCTGGGTAACGCCCCGCACCTGGCCATTCGGATCGAAGAACCACTTGAGGATTGTATCCTGGCCGCGGATCGGAAGGCGCCGCCAGCCGATCCGGCCGTCGGAGAATTTCGAGCTCGCCGCGTCCGGATCGTTTGGCTTGAGGCCTAGCCGGCGCTTGTAGACGTGCTCGTGCACCGAGAAGCCGTAGCCCAGCATCGAGAGCGCCTCGGCGACGAAGTCTTCCCAAGTGTGGGACATGTCGTCGCGCAGGCTGTCGACGAACTCGGCTTCCGCTTTCGCCTCGGCCTTGTCGGAAGCCGGCTCGATCCTCCACTCAACCTTGCGCATCGCCTGCTGGATCGCGAACATCATCGCGCCGACGGTCGACGAGTTGTCGAGCATCTCGCGATAGACACGCGCGGCCTCGCGGCCGACGAGCTGAGGAAGGAACTCCTCGCGAACCCAGCCACCGTATTGGCGAAGGCCGTACGAGCCGTAATCGCGGAAGTTCATTCCGAAGTCGAGGACGGGCGCCCTCCAAGCTCCGGAGCCGTCGCTGTAGGGATCGATCGCCATGCGAACGCGCGCCTTTCAGGCCGCTACTGCGCAGCGCGGCGAAGTTCTTCGATGAAGCGCAGCACGGCGATTTCGCGACCGGGCCCACGGTAAAACGTCTTGATCATCGTGCCGCCGGCAAGCGCGCAGGCGTCGAGGAACTCGCGGACGGACAGGCCCTCGGCAGTCTTGGCGACGCGCGCGGCGATCGATTTGACGTTCGCGACGCGATTGTTCGCCTGGTCGTCGAGGATGCCGATGCTCATGCGCTCACCTGAAAGAGGTTTGGATCAACGGGCTTGCGATCACGACGCCGTCCGATTGACCGGGAATGATGCGCGGCGTTCCGACCACGATCGGCGCGGCGATCGGCGCGTCGGGGTCGGCAGTCAGCGCGTTGAAAGCCTCGCTCGTGGAGTCCGCGTCGTCGTCGTGCTTGACATCGGGCCCGAACGCCTCCAGTGCGCCGAACCAGTGTTCGTTCCATGGGCCGCGCAAGACCAGCACGTTGCCTGCTTCAGCCTGCGCCGAAAACGGCTTGAACCGCGTGACCTTGTCGCCCGATGCAACCTTCACCCGCACGTCATAGCCGGCGAGCAGCTTGACCTGATTGGCTGCTAGCGTCTTGCCGGCGGCCGCAGGATCCTGCGGCAACGCGATACCGACGCTCTCGCCATCGATCGAGGCGGTGTTCTTGAGCGCCGTCTCGACCTCACCAGGGCTTCCATACATGTGCATATGGTGCATCACGATGAAACGCCCGTCGGCGAGACGCCCGATCTTGGTCGCGGCCGTCGCGTCCGGGTCATTATTCTCGGTCTTCACGGTCGCCGCGAAGTCCCAGCCGCGCTTGATGCTCACAACCGGCGGACAGATGTCGACGACCTGGCACCACGATCGCTTGAAGTAGAGGCCGGCCGCCTTGCGGATCTTCCAGTTGCCGCCGAGCAGCCGCTCTCGGTCGACATAGTTCAGCGCCATCAGGTTTGCGCGATAGCCCGGGTCCTTCGCCATCAGGATGGCGTTATCTTCGAGCTTCGCTGCGATGAACGTCAGCGACTTCGGTTCTGAGCCCGGATAGCGCTCCCGGAGCTCGGCTTCCGTGTCCGCCCACACCAGCGCGTCATTGACGCGGATGAAGTAGCGAATGACGCCGGAGCGTTCCGGGATCGCGTAGCCCGTGTCCTGATCGATCCACCATGCGATCAGCTCGGCGACCCAGCTCTCCGCATCGGGGTTGCAGGTTGCCCTCACGTATGGCCGCACGCCGCAGGTCGAGCGGTTGCGCGAGAGCATGTAGAAAAATTGCGCCCGCGAGAAGTGGGTGAGCTCGTCAAATCCCAGCAGCGGGATCTGCGCGCCCTGCCAGTCGAGCACTGTCTTCTCGTGCTCGAGGTGGCCGAAGGCGATCTTTGCGCGAGATGGAAAGCGCCAGAGGATGTCGCCAGCCTGCCGGGGCTTCGCGCCGAACTGCCCGTAGAGCGGCAGGGACGTATCGAATAGCGAGCCCTGCTTTTTGACGTCGACCAGCGTGCGGCGGAAGATGACTGCGCCAAAATCGGCGTTATCGATATGCCGCAGGCCCTCGAGCAGGAGCGCGTAGGACTTCCCGCCGCCGGCGGCGCCGCCGTAGATCGCGATGTCCGCCGACGAGGCGAGGAACTGCTCCTGCGGGCCAGGCTGCGGCTTAACGCCCGTTGGGCGGAAGGTCGAGGCTTGGTCTTGCTTGCTCTTCGCCTCCGTCTGCCGGAGCGCTGTCCTCCGCTCGATCTCCGCCCTCACCTGTCGCAACGTCCCCGGCGGGAGCGGCGGCGGTAAGAATGCTTTCGAGCTGGATGAGCTGCTCATACGACAGTTTCGTCACATCGATCGTCTGAACAGGTCCGCCGCCTCGCCCCGTGAGCTCCGTGCGCCGCGGCGCCCGGAGGCCGTACATGTCACGGAGTTGACTGACTGCCTGCAGCGGATCATCACGCGTGAACTCCGTCATCACGCCGCTCTCACGATCGAACTTGAAGCCGGTGATCGCCGCAGCCTGATCGCTGTTCCGAAGCTTACGCCAGTCGATACCAACCACGCGCGCCACTTTCTTGCCGCCGATGTCGACGCTGCCGAGGATCGCAAAGTCGGCCAGCACGTTGAGCGTCGCCGAGGCCATCAGGCGGTCCCGGCAGAACAGCCTGGTCGCCGCGACCACGTCGGCGTCATCCTTCGCGAGGTACGCCTTGCGCGCGACGATCTCGGGATGTCGATCGTAGCGCGGCGCGTTCCGATGTGTGCAGGGCAAGCCCGCCTCTGCGCAGGCCTCGCGGCTGGCGAGGCCGATCACCCGCAGCTGCGCGAACCGCTCGTAACGCGGGTCCGCGAGCGGGACGGATGGATCGAACTTGTCAGGCAGCACGGCCGGGAGGGACACGGTGAATCACCCTGAATCACTTTCGTTCATGAACATGACGGCGGGATCGTTTCGATCGATCGACCCCGCTCTTGATGTCATGCCATGGCGCGCGGTCCTGTGATCCCAAATGCGGCAACGCCCGCCGCGGGGTTTCCGGGGCGGGCGCTGGACATAGTTCCGATGGTTGGCAGTCTGTCAATGATTCGCCCCCTAAGCGCAAGGGCTCACCTGCCCGAAATCCCCCTCAACATCTCCATCGCGCCCATGTCTTCCGCTGAGACGCCGGGGTCGCGCCGCTGGCGCGCGGGTGGTCCGGCCTTCGGACGCTGCGGTTTTAGCGGCAAAACTCCCCAGCTACCGACGTCGTTGCGACCGTTCGGCATCACAGCAATCGTGCGTGAGATGATCGTCGCCTCATCGTCGGCAATCCAGGGCGCTGCCGCCGCCTTCGGCGGCAAAGGCTCGAACTTTTCAAGGCGCAGGCTTTCCACAAGGCGGACAAGTGCCTGATGCCAGGCGAAGTAATCGGCGCGACCCATCACGACTGAGAGCGGCGATGGTGACCACTCAAGCGGGCAGTATGACCCGGTCGTGTAAAGGTTTTTGCCGCGGCACTCGCCGACAACCGTCGCGTGGGTGCCACGCGCCGCCGGCACCATCTCTGGCCGGGGCTGCTCATCGGACCAATCCGGCCGCGTCCCCTTGATCGCATGCGCGGTCACCAGCACAGCCGTCTTGATGCCGCCGACCAGCAGGACGTCGCGCGGTCGATCGCGGGCGAGCTTCGCATGCGCACGCATCGCCTCGTCACTCCCATAGAACGCCCGGAGCGCCTTGGTGCCAGCCAGACCCCAGCCGACTTCGGGTTTCCGGTGCTGCTCGATCTGCCGCGGCGACAGATCGTTGATCGATACCAAACCGGCCAGATCGCCCGCGATGGTGTGCAGGTGAACGGTCCAATCGATGACTGTTTCGCCAAGTGCCGATACGGCCGTTTCGATACGTTCCGCATCTGGATCAGGCAGCCCGAAATGCGAATAGCGCTGCGCCGCGCCGCGTCCGCTATCGATCCCGCCGTGGTTCTGATAGTCCTGAATCCGGTCCCAAATGCCTTCTGCGGCCGAGGACTGCCGTTTTGAAAGCTCGTCGATATAGGCCCACTGCAACAAACGCTCGATGTCCATGTCGGTCTTGGTCTTGCCGGTCATGCTGCCCTGCCCGCTATTTGAAATCCGTTCGCTCGTCTTCCGCCGTCATAAGCGACGATGGCGGCCCGGTTCCGGCATAGATCTTCCCGGTCGACGACGGCGCAAAATTCCACGGCGCCCGCGAGCCTTCGCGCATTCGGGTGCGAATAACGCGGCTCTCAACGCGGTCGTCAAAGAACTGTTTGAGCATCGCCTCCCATGAGCCGCCCCCGTTGCGGTCGACGTTCACCCATCGGTCGAGTGGCGGGACATCGGGACCGCCAAGCGCCAACAGCTGCGGCGTAATCGGCCACGAACAGGACACGGAGCCGTCGCGCTGGCGATAGAACTTGAAAAATGCGTCACGGCGGCCGGCGATCTCGTGGAGCACAGCGATGGCGCGCGCCTCGACGCTGCCGGGTGGGTGGATCGCGGGACCTGCTGCGGTAGCTGACTGCTGAGCGAGCAGCGTCCAGCGCTTTTCCTCGAGGTAGCGCCAGCCCGCTGGCGTGTTCTTGCGGCCGAGCTTTCTCAGGTTTTCGAGGAACGGCCCGATGCCTACGAGCGCGGCTTGCTGTTCCTCCTCGGTCAGCCCTTCGGCGGCATACGCAACGCGTTGGCGGTCATCTGCCGCTGCTGTTGGCCATCGCTGCTCAAACGCTGCCAAAAATCTTGCGCTTCGATCTCGCGCGCGCGCATCTCTCTCACGTTCAAGAGGGGGTCGTTCTAAGGGGTCGTTCTTGGTGCCCACGTATGGCTGGGCACCGGTGCCCACACATGGCTGGGCACCGGGGTGCCCATCTGGCTGGGCAGGGGGGGTGCCCACGGGTGGGCATTCGGTCTCATCACTTGCAGTTTCTGCATAGCTCTGCTCAGCCTCGTCGGCATCCTCTTCCGAGCCGTCGGGCAGCACGAAATCATCGCGATCGAGGACGACCCGGTACATGTAACTGTTGGACGGCTGTCCATCCGGATTGCTCCACGGCGGCCTCTTCTTTTCGACCCAGCCCGCCTCAACGAGCCGATCGAGCGAGCGCTGTATGGAGGCGCGACCGCACTTCAGCTGCTTGGCCATCTTGACCTGGCTGCGTCGGCACCAACCGGCTTTGTCCGTGTAGCAACCAAGCAGGTTCAAGACATGCTGGTCGCGCGGCTCCAGCGACTGATCGAAGATCGCTCCCGCTGGAGTGATGGAGAGGCGGGGATGGCTCAAACGGGCACCTGTGGAAATCTCGAATAACGGGCATGATCGGCGCTGCCCCGCCTACGCGAACGCGACGACATCGCCCCGACATGCAACACTGCGAACGTCGGAAACCTGCGAGTTTGCGCAAACTCGCAAAATGTTGCTCTCATTACACTGCCTCGACCGGCATGCACTCCGGCGTGACGACATCGATAAACTGGCTCGGCGCATCGCCCCAGAGCCACTCCCGCCAAGCACCGCCGCGCGCCGGCAACACGGTGATCTTGACGAGCCTGCACTTTGGGCACAGCCGCTCGATCTGCTCGTGACGGCCGCAGCGCGGGTCAGCAGGAACGCGGTGTCGGCCTTCGCCGAGAGGCGGGAACGCGTGCGGCTCGGCGGGTTTCCTGGTCACGAGCGTGAACATCATGACCCCTTCTCCAGGTACATCTGCGCCAGAAGCTTGATGCGGCTCTCGTCCGTCTGCACCGCCTCGGTGCCGCGCTTCGGATCGATGATGCCGCGCGCCTGGCTGGCTTTCAGGCCCTGCACCGAGGCGATCAGCGGGTCGGAGCCGCCGTTCGCAACGATGTAGATTTCGGTGATCGGATCGGTCCGCGCGTGCGGGCGAAGGCGGCCGGCGAGCTGCTTGTGCACCTCGCGCGACCAGTCGAGCTCGCCGTGCACGACGGTCGAGCAGCGATGCTGCAGTCCGTCCAGGCCGGCGCCGGAGCGCAGCGACATGATGATGCAGTCGGTCTCGCCCGACATGAAGGCACGCTTGACCGCGTCCTTCTCCTTGGCCGTTTCCGAGCCGGTGTACAGCATCGGCTTATAGGGCGCGAGCTCCCTAAGCCAGATGTCGTAGACGTCGCGGTGCCAGCCGCCCAGAATGATCGGCGTCTTGGCATCGAGCAGGATCCTGACGAACGCTGCGACATGCCGTGCCTTCGCAACGCCCGTCGCGTGCCGCGCCATCATATCGAGCTCGCGCGCCGCCTGCCCGCGCTCCGTGAACGAGCCGCGCAAGACCTTCATGGCAAGGCTTCGCGCCAGCTCGATGTCCGCGGCAGCAGCATCCTCATCGTACGGCACGTCGTGGATGATCCGGTTCGGTGGCGGTCCGCCGCCCACTTCGCGGATCATCAAATTGAGGTCGGCAAGATGCGAGCCGAGCGCGACCGGATCCTCCACGATCAGCTTGTGGTCGTCCGATGTCCCGCACCACTCGCGGATGAACTCATCGCGGAGGCCAAGCGCGCCGGGCTCGATGATGTCGATGATGTTGAAGATTTCGCCGCCATAGCCATAGATCGGCGTCGCCGACAAGCCGATGCGAAGCGCGGCGTTGCGCGCAAACACGTCGGCCGCCCGTCCCTTCTGCGTGCCGCGGCCGTGGCGCAGGTTCTGGACCTCGTCGAAGACCGCCGAGCGGAAGCGCCCGGTTGCCGCGATGTCGACCCAGCCCCATTGATTGGAGTAGCGGAAGATGTAGGCATCGACATCGGGCAGCGGATAAGGCTGCGTCGACTGGATCACGTGCGAGGTGAGCGTCGTGAATGGAGCGATGAACTCCCTCTGCCACTGCTCGGCAACATGCGCCTCACAGCAGATCGCCATCGGCAGGAACCGGTCCTCCATCGCGCAGGCGAGGGCCGCGAGCGTCTTGCCGAGGCCTACATCGTCGGCGATGATCAGCCGGCCGACGCGCCGAGCGATCTCGACTGCGCGCGCCTGGTTCGGCCGCAGTCTCACCGCCGGCTTAAGGCGGGCCGGCTGCGACGATGCAACCCAGCCCTTGGCGAAGATCGCCTCGATCTCGCTCCTGGTCCGCGCAAAGCGCATGCGCCCTTCGGCGAGCCGCGCGCGATCGGCCTGTGAGACCTTCAGCGGGTAGCGGTGCAAGAACCATTCGAGCTCGAGGCGGTTCTCGTCATTGTCGGGGAACGTGAACGAGCCGACCTGGGTGACGTTGATGCGAGCAAACGTCCGCTTGATCCGAATGGCGACCTGCGGCTCGAGGTCGGTGATGACCCAGCGGCCTCCGTGGAAGGCAAGCTGGCCATAGGTGCGCTCGGCTGCCTGTTCGTCGCGCCAAGCGAGGCGGGACACGGCGGCGAGGAACGCGTCATCCTGCGGCATCGCGTTCACAGCCACCCCCTCGCAAGGTTGGCGATCGCGACCGGCTTGCCGCAGATGTCGTCCGGCAGACCCATCGGAATGTTGGTCGCAAGCACGAGCTCGCAGACCTGATCGTGCTCGCAGTAGCGCTCCAGCTGGCGGAAGATGGCGCGGCGGCTGCCCTTGATCTTGACCTCGACGGCGCAGGCCTCATTGACCAGGAAATCCACCCTGTCGTCCGCGCTGAGCCGCACCTCGCGCCGGAACGCGAGATCGGCCTTAAGGAACACGGCCGCCATCTCTTCCTGCAACGCCTTCTCGTCGGAGAGGGTGAGGCGATGCGAGGTCAGGAGGTCGACGATCTGGGCACGGACGGTCACGGCGCGAGGCCCTGCCGTTTGCGGTCAAGCGCCGAGTAGCCGGGCGGCGGGTCATTTAAAAACCGCGCTTGCCATGGCCGCTCATCCTGAGCGCGACGATAGGCGCGGCCGGCTGCGATCGAGGCGGGGTCCGGGCGCGCAGCCGACATGCCGCCGTCGGCGCGATGCCTGACCGCACGGTTCGTCCTGATGGTGGTGAGGCGCCGCATGCAAGCGCCGACGGAACGTCCGACGATGCCGGCGACATCGTCCCATTCGCGGTCCTCGGTCTCACGCGCTTTGATCAGCGCGGCATCCTCATCTGCGCTCCACCGGGGCGGGCAAACGCGCGGGCTGTTGAGCTTGCGCCGAAGCTTGCACAGCTGCACCTCGCAGCTTTTGGGATCGCGCTCCAGCCGCGCTCCGATGGTCGGAAAATCGAGATTATCGCGCTCTCGAAGCGTTTGAAGCTGCTCCAATTCGTCCGGCGTCCATCTCAGCCCTGCCCTGCTCACGACTTCCCCTCCTGCCCTTCTACCTTCTCGCCCATCACCTCGCCGATGTTCCGATCAACCCAGTCGAGGCAATCATTCCAGCCGCGCGGATGCTCGTGGTGCGCCCAGGGGCTGCGCTCAACCGGCTGGCGGTTGGCGGCCATGCGCTTGCGGAGCTCGGCGAGCTGTCCAGGTGTCATGCCGCCACCTCGACCGGCTCGCACGTCGGCGTGCCTTTGCCCTCGATCTGGTCGAGGTCGCGCCAGAACTCGGTCCAATACCAATCTCGACCGCCGTAGAACTCGTGCCGCACGACCTTGACGACTGGGCAGTCGAGGCATTGTCGCTCGCTTTTATGGGGAAATGCCTGCTTGTCGCCCCAGCGATGGCGCTTCACTTCGCGCACTCCGGACAGCTGTGAATCCACACAGTCCCCCACTTGCGCGCCTGCCAGCCGGCGAGGTTCATCGCCTCACGCGCCTCGTTGAAGTCGCCCGTATCCGTTTCGAGGACCTCGTCACAGCCGTCGCACTCGAAGACGAATTTGCCGTGCTGCCGATCAAGCATCACCCAACATCCCCAGCGACTGCATGTAGAGCTCGGTGATGCTCTCGACCTCGTCGTGGGCCGCCTTCTGCGACTGGTCCATCCGTCTGATCCGCACAATGCGACGCAGCGCTTTGACCTCAAAACCGTTGCCCTTCGCCTCCGCGTAGACGTCCTTGATTTCGTCGCCGATCGACTTTTTCTCTTCCTCCAGCCGCTCGATGCGCTCCACGATCGACTGCAGCTGTTGCTTGACGTTGTGATCCGACCTGGGTGACGATGAGGCTTGCGCGTCCATGACGCAGCTCCTGGTGCTGACGATGAAACGGGAACGCGGGACGCTTACGAACGAGACTTGCGCGGCACGATGTCGTAGCCGGCCTTGTCGATCGCCTGCAGCGCGAGGCGAACTGGCAAGGACGTTTCGCTGAGCGGCTTGCCCGACCAGCGATAGGGTACCATCGACAGCGCGACAGCGACGGCGCGCTCGGGCTGCAGCAACGGCGCATCGGCGTGCTCCAGGAGCTTTCCGGCGAGCTGGTCGATCAGGAGCTGGCGGCGGGTGCGCTTCACGAGGAGGCAGCCCTCCTCAGGCACTTTGGCTTTACTTGCGAATTATACCCGAAGTGATCGCGGGCATCCTCATCGCTAGTGGCGACGAAGCCGCAGTGATAGCAGCACCACACTGACGTCGCCTGCGACCACAGGCGCGCGAGGCGCAGAGGATTGTGGTCGCAGGCCTCCGCCGTGTGTGTGGTATCCTCGCAGATCGAACAGCAGATATGCCGCACCTGATCTTGCACCATCGCGCGCGCGAGATCGCCGATCGCTTCGCGATAATCCGTCTCGGTCAGCGGTCCACGACGATGAACGACCGATTTAAGGTGTTCGTGATCAGTCATCCGCAGACCTCCCGGGCCGTCGCTATGGCCGACGCCACAACCTCCCGCGGCACCTTGAACAGAGATTGCAGCCCGCGATAACGGACTGGCTCACGGAACACCCAATAGGTGCCGCGTCGCCAGCCGAACCGGCCATGCTCGAAATTGCCGCATGCGAGATCGACCCGGTCATCACTCGTCAGGTCATCGCCTCGCTGGGCATAGAGCTTCGCAGTCGGGATGACGTCGAGCAGATCGACCATGCCGATGATCGCGCCTTTCGGCAGATCGCGCACCCAATGGCCGCCGAACGCGTCATTGCAGATGCCGAGCAGATCAGTGTCGACATCAGTCTCGATCCGCTTCGCCGCGTGGACGAGCCACCCGCGATGCGGCGTTGCCCAATGGCGCGTCTCATGAATCTTGTTTGGCGAGAGCCACAGCGAGGCCCAGGGCTGCCATAGCGAGATGGCCTTTATGAAGTCACTCACTCGGCGCCTCCGTCATCTCGTCGCTGGGGGGGCTAGCAGCTGCATCGAACGCCGCAAGATTGAACAGCGCAGGCGCTTCATCGGTCTGCGCCTTCACTTCCACGCTGGCCAAAATGCCGGCATCGTTCTTGATCCGCCGCGAAGCCATCGCCGCATAGGCGGGGTTCAGCTCGAGCAGCATCGCGCGTCGCCTAAGCCGGTCCGCAACGAGGCCGGTTGTGCCGGCACCGCCGAACGGATCGAGGACTGTTCCACCTTCAGGACAGCCCGCAACAATGCATGGGATGATCAGATCGGGGGGGAACGTCGCGAAGTGCGCTTCCTTGAAGGGTTGCGTCGCAACCTCCCAAACCGAGCGCTTGTTGCGCTTTGGCGGCATGATCGCCATTGCAGCGTCGAAACTATCGTTGTTCTTCACGCCAGAGCCGGCATCGGCCAGCTTGCGGCTGACGGCCTTCATGTTGCCGTTGGTCTTGCCAACCGCGCGATCAGAGCCGACCTGGTTCTGCACGTCCTGTGATAGTCGATCGCGAGTGTTCGGACTCACCTCCTCCAGGATCGCTTGCTGATCGTAGTAGTACCGCTCGCTTTTCGAGAGAAGGAAAATGTACTCGTGCGCCTTAGTGCAGCGGTCGCGGATCGACTCCGGCATCGGATTCGGCTTCGACCAGATGATATCCTGCCGCAGCCACCAACCATCCGCCTGCAAGGCGAAAGCGACGCGCCAGGGGATACCGACCAGATCCTTCGCCTTCAACCCCGCCTGCGGCAGGCGGTTCGGCTGCGTCATCGGCCCGATGCCGGAGACTTTCCTATCGGCGAACATGGAATTTTCACCGAGCGCCGGCCGATCAAACCAGCTCGCGCCATGCTTGCCTTCATGG